CGTCAGGGGCGTGAGCGGCGCGAGGGGCCCGGCCCACGTCGCGTCGGTCGTCGTGCCGGGCGCAACCGCCGCCTTGAGGGCGAGCTCGACCTCGGGCGTCGAATCCTGCCAGCGTTTCGCGAATTGGATCGCGTCGGCGTCCGACCCCTTGCCGACGATCTTCGCCATGACGTACCGCGTGAACGCCGTCCCTTTCGGGAGGGGACTCGTCACTTGCACGGAGATCCCCGCGCGCGCGTCGGCGGCGGCCTTCACGCCGACGACGGCGGCGACGGGTTTCGCGGCGGCCGCGTTCAACAGTTCGAGCGCGCGCAAGTCGGCGAGCTCGGCGTCGATCGCTTTGATCTCCAGCGTCAACGTGTCGAAATTCTCTTTTTCGTCGGCCTCTTTCGTGCGGCCTTCGGCTTTCGTCTGGATCGCGTTCAACGCGCCCAGCGTCGCGGCGCGCTTGTTTTCGAGGGCGGTAATTTTCTCGGCGTAGGTCTGTTCAGCCATGGGGGGCGCGACTTTCACCCGTACAACGGGCAAGGGATCCGCAACGCCGGATGTGTGAGGGGCCAACGCGCCCAGGTGCGGCGCGTCGAGCGACTTGATCGCGAGGATCGTCGCCTCGACGTTCGCCGGAATCGTGACGAGCGAGAGCTCGATAATTTCGGTTTTCTTCAGGTGCAACCGGCCCGCCTTGAGCAAGGCCGCGCCGTCTTTGAGAATGCGATACCCGACCGAGACGCCGCGAATGATCCCCGCTTGCACCGATTGCCACGCCTCGTTCGTCCGATCGCGCAGGGTGCCGGGTTCGTCCAGGTAGGGGATCGACGCCGTGAAGGGGATCCCCTCGGGCGTCGGCGTCCCGAGCATCGCCGTTCCGACGGGCCGCTCGCGATCGTGATGAAACAACAACGTGACCGGGTTCGCGAACGTCGCGCCGAGGGGTTCGAGGATGTCCCCTTGCCGATCCATGGTCGGGGTCGTCGCGATCCCCGAGAACGTGCGCGCGGCCGCGTCGATCGCTTTGACGTGCAGGATCGCGTACTCGTGGGCGAGCATGGGGCGTTGACCCGATAGCGTGCGCCCGATCGCCCGAGGTACCTATTTAAAGGTACAAAAAATCACTTCGGCCCGGGATCGTTCGCGCGCAACATGCGGCGGATCCACTCGGCGAGCGTGATCCGCTCGTCGTGCGCCCGCGTCGTTGCGTCCTTGAAATCCTTCGCCGGGATCCGCATGGTGTAGGACACGGATCGCTCGTCGTCGTCGAGCGGCGGGCGGCCGCGCGGGCGTTTCTCGCTCATGGCGTCCCCCCAAATACGATCATTTGATACGCGGGCGGCGCGCTCGACGGTTGCCGAATCCAAATCGCCAACGCCATATCGAGCGCGACTTGCCCGTCGATCTTGTCGGCCGCCTTGTCCTTGTCGGGTCGCGTGTCGCCTCGGAGCCCGTGCCGAATCACATAGTTCGCCGCCATCCAGGCGAGGATCTCGTCGCCGCCATGACAGAGCGTGCGCGCCGCGACGAGCTCGCCCTTGCGCCGGATCGCCTCGGTCAATTGAAACCCTTGCGGTTGATCGATCATGTCGACGCCGTCGCCGATCAAGTGTTGCGCGAGTTGCTCGGCAAACCGTTTGTCATAGGCGACCGACCGGATCCCGTCCCGGTGACAATCCGCGCCGACCGTCGCCTCGACGGTGTCGTAATCCGTGGTTAACCCCTCGGTCACGGTCAACAACCCGCGCCGTTGCCACTGCGCGTACGGCCGATGGGGGTACTTGGTCAACGCGGCCGACGGCAACCAAAACCGACACTTGACCACGACGCGCCCGTCGTCGAGCGTCCAGACGCGCACCCAGGCCGTAAAGTCGTCCGACATGCCGAGGTCGAGCCCGCCGTAACACGGGACGCCGACGAGCTCGGCGTCGGGCGGCGGCGGGGCACACTCGAACCACGCGGCCATATCGATCGCGCGCGTGTGCTGTTGCGTCCACACGCAGAAATTGAGGCGAAGGACGGTATTCGTCTCGCCCGGGATATTGCGCGCCGCCGACACTTGATCGGCGAGGTACTCGCGTTGAATCGAGACGCCCAGGTTGGGATTCGCTTTGATATGACACGCCTCGTCGACGAGCGGGTCGTCGCCGGGCCCGAGCGCGCACACGTACGCGAACCACCGATCGTCCTCGACCGTCCCGTCGAGGATATGCCGACTGTGTTCGTGATGCTGAAAGCAAATCGAGGTACGGTCACTGCCGGAATTCGTGATCTCGGGGAACAATGCGTCCAGGTTGCCCTTTGCGCCCGCGCGGATCTTGTTCACGGTGTCGGGGTTCGGGTGTTCGTGGAGCTCGTCGATCAACCCCATATGCGGCCGCGTGCCCGACTTCGCCGACTGTTCGCGCGAGAAGGGCCGGAAAAACCCGAGGCCGTACGCCATGTTGTGCACCGACTGGATCCCCGACTTGCGGATCCGTTTCGAGAGCGCGGGCGAGGCGTCGACCATCCGCACGGCGTCGCGGTACATGACCATCGCTTGATCGCGATCGGCGGCGGCCGCGTAAATCTGCGGGGCAATCTGCCCGTCCATGGTCAACCCGTACAACCCGATCGAGGCGAGCAACGGGGTTTTGCCGTTGCCCTTGCCGACTTCGATATACGCGTTGCGGTACCGCCGATGCCCGCTATCGAGGATCCAGCCAAACAACGATCCGACGATGAACGCTTGCCAGGGTTCGAGGACGAACCGTTTCGGGTTGCCGTCCTCGTCGGCCGTGTCGGGGAGTCGACACCATTGCTCGATAAAGTCGATCGTATGGTTCGCGGCGCGGGGGTCGAACGTGAACCCCTTGCGCGCGCCCTCGACCTTGTCGCGTTCGTGGCGTTCACACGCGAGGGCGACGAGCGGGCCGACGACGATCCGCCCGCGCAACACGTCCCGCGCGTACGCGTGCACCCGATGGATCACACGACGCCCCGCGCAATCCTCAGTCGCATACCGTCCCCTAGTACGGCAATCTTTCGATCGGGCCATATCCGCTCGGCCGCCTCGCGAATATTCGCGGCGGCCTCGACGCTGATCGGCCCGTCTGTTTCGATCACGATCACATCGTTTGGTTTCACGTCGGCGATCGCAATCTCCTTGACCGAGGGGATCGCGATCAATGCTTTGAGAGCGGCGCGCCGATCCATAACCAACCAACCTTTCATTTCACGCGCGCCAGTCGCGGCGGCCGCGCCCGCTGGAAGAGCGCAAACTCGTCAACGGCCTCGACGGCGGGCCCGACCGTTTGCACGCGCGGGCGTTGCGTCGGCGTCAACCCGAGCTCGATCGCCGCCTTCAAAAACAACGCGTACGCCTTGTTCGCGAGCGCGATCACGGGGTTCGCGACCTTGCCCCCGTGCGCCCCCTTCACCAAAAACCCGCCCGACGCGACGGCCGTTTCGAGCGCGACCCATTGCGCGTACTTCACGCAATACGCGAGCATCGTCGACCGATCCACCGTCGTTAGGTGTTGCAGCGTCGGGACGAGGCGCGTCCACTCGGCCCGCGCCGTCGGATCCGTGAGCTCGGGCGGCGGCGGCCCGTCCAGGCGCGTATAGGACGGTTCGCGGTCGTTAATCGGGCGGCGCGACGGGTTGCCCGCGCGTCGCTTCTCCTCGGCGGTTTGCGGTTTGCGTCCTTGCATGGTTTTGTGCCCTTTTTTGGGTCTCGCAGAATGCCGATCTTGCGTAAACGATTGCCGGGCGGTTACGGTCGGGTTCAAATTTCTAATAATCGACGGCCCCCCGGTGTATAGCGCACTCCGGGTTATGGGGATATCTGGCGATTGGGCGGTACAGCCCCAAGAGCCCGCAGGGGATCCAGGGGATCGGGATGTGACGCGAGGAACGCGCGCCGATCGGAGAGGAACCACACGGCCAGCCCGTACGCCCGCTTTGCTTTGACAAAGTCATGAGGTAAGGGATCAGGTCCGGTCCATCCCATGTCCTCACGTATGCGCTGATAGATGCGCGTGCATCGAAACGAACAACACAACCGACGCCGCCGCGTCGTCCAACCCTCAACCCCGCACACGAGACAAGAGAACCGATGCGGCGATCGCCGAGCGCGGGCCGCGATGCGGGACTGAATACGACCCGCTTCACGACGACAGGTAGGCGAACAATAAACCGCAATCGCTGGCAATCCACAGATCCGACAGGGAACGCGCGCGGCGATCCGTTGGGCCTCGCGCTCGGCCTTGTATTTGGCGCGCCATTCGGCCGCGCGTTGTTTCTTGGCGGCCTCGCGTGTCGGCCGCGTCTGATCCGATCGTTCGTGTTTGTACGCGAAATAATGCGCCCGAGTACAGAACGTCGAATAGATCGCCTTTTTCGGCCGGAACGACACGCCGCATAATCGACAGACGGCAAGTTTCGTGCGCGCACGTTGTCGGTTCCCAAACTCGCGCCCGCGAGCGAACGTCGCGACGAGTGTCGGCCAGCGTCGCCGAATCGCGCAAGCGCGACACTCTCGCGATGTACGAAACCGAGCCGATCCGCACGCGCACAAATGGATCATTGCGTCAGGACGAGATCGCCGCGCCCGTCGGCGTTGCGAGGTTTCCCATACTTCAATTGCAATTCGACAACCGTGAGAACCGTGTTCGCCGAGCTCACGACGACCTTTGCTTGATTCGTCGAGATCACTTCCTCAAGGACGTCCGTGATCGTCGCCGTCATCAAATTGATCATGTCGAATCCCGTTCGGAGTCCCGCCTTCGCAACCGTGAGACTTCGCGCGGCGATCGGTTTTGATGGGGCGGCGGCGTCGGCGTCTACGTGTTC